TCCTTGCCAGCCAGATCAAGACTGCTGAAGGCATTGCCAAGTTGGATACACGGCTTGCGGTTGCGGAGACAAACCAGAAGATAGCCAATGACACACTAAGCAAGATTGCGGATACATTACAGAAGGCAACCGCGATGCCAACAGGATCTATAAGAAATAGATAATTTGCTCCAGTGTGGTCATGGAAATGAATGAGAGTTTTGCGGCTATTGCATCGCTCGTCAATCTTGGTGTTACGCTATTTGGCGGATTTGGGTTTATCATGACGGTGCGATCTCATCAGCAAGTCCAGGACGTGTTGCTGGATAATCTTTCGCATACGGTAGAAAGACTTGAGAGAACGGTCGAGGAACTCCGTCGGGGCGATGGATGGATCCAGTCACCCAACCACAAATATGTCGATCGAGAGTATCCATGACAGAATTTTTGGTGGGTATAGCTCAGGTCATCACGTCGCTAGCGGTTGCTTATAATATTTGGCAAACGTGGCATGTTAAGGAGAATGTGAAGATCATCGAGAAGGCCACCAACTCGATGAAAGATGCTTTGGTAGCCGCTACCGACAAGGCGGCAAGAGCCGAGGGCACGGCAACGGGTCTTGAACAGGGACGTAACGAGGAACGATGAAACTCAAGGCCAAGTGCGCGGCGGTTGTTCCGTTCAATGGAATAGTCAAGGTTTTGCTAACAACCGAATCAGCTCCGTCGTCCCAAGACGAGCACTTGCTGTGCAATCTGTTGAAAGACCGGATGGAATGGGAACCGGATCGCATTTACGCCGTTGAGATATACCCGGAGGAGTGACTCCGAACAGGAGGTTACCATGATCGGGATTGCCATATCGCTCTTGCAATTGCTTATTGGCGTCATTGTTATTTGTGGCGTTATCTGGTTTGTTTTCTATGTGCTCAATTCGGTCATGGGAATCGCCATTCCCCCGCGGCTGCAGCAGGCGGTCTGGCTGATTGTCCTGATTCTCGTACTGATAGCACTGCTGTCAATGATAGCCGGGGGGTCTATCAATTCCGGGTTTCACTTTGGGCGATAAACCCCACTATTCAGGCGATGGCCGGCCTTCACAGATCGAACTGGATAAGCCGGATCTAGGCCCTGCTCCAAGCATTTGCCGGGGTTGCTGAATGAAGCATATATTCGGATACGACCACCACCAAAATCCGTCTCCCTGGGACGACGCGCCTCCTTGGGCTATTGAACTCGGATTAGCAATGGCGCGCATTCTCGACAACCAGGACACGCTCATGACCGCAGTAGATGACGAACTCGCCGCTATCAAGGTTTCCCTTGATTCGATCCAGACCGGCGTTACCGCCCTTCTGGCCAAAATTGCTGCAATGCCCACTGCCGGCCTGACGCCAGCCCAGCAGACGGCTCTGGACGCCATTGCGGCAGAAGCCCAGGGTATCGCTACGGCAGCCAATCCTGCCTAGCCAAATGCGTTCTGGGGCAATCTTTGGGGAAGTTGGGCTACCAGTGCCTCAACTTCCCTAACCTCACCAGCGGTTATTTGTGGGGCTTGGGTGGGTATTGGGGGTTTCAGGGCGAATTCCCGGCTTCCGGCCTCTGCCACCAAAATGGATTCCTTGATACCTGATAGGCGGGTGGTGATTTCGACCGCATAGACCTTATACCGATCCCGCTCGGCTGTGACCGAGGCCAGCATCTGGCGCAGATAGTCTACCTCGGCGGATAGGCTTGAAGTCATGGTTTCCAGTTCATGTATGGTGGTTTTAGCGCCTTCCAGTTCGCCCTGAAGAATCTCCCAATTCTCCAGGGCTTCCCGCATGGGATTCTGCATTTCAAGCTCCTTTTTCGATAAGAGATTCATAGTCTTTCAGCATCCTTTTCATGATGAATTTCAACGATGAACGGTTATAGTCATCGGTTTCCTGATATCGTTTCAGCAAAGTCCGCAATTGACGCTCCAGCTGCCGTTTAGTCATGTTTGGGACCGTTTGCCGGAGTAACCGAGCCGGGCATTGCATAGAAAACTATGCGTTTCTCGGGGCCGCAATGTTTGGTGTGTTCGTAGGCCGTCGGAAAATCTACGGACCACGCCTGTTCTGGATCGTCCGTGTATCCCATCCCGTTATGTCTCCACCATGCAGTATGCTCCCGCGACCAAATCGCTACGGTTTGACGACACCACCACTCGCGGGCCTTCCATCGTGCCAATCCACGGCGCTTGATACCAAATAGAGTAACGCGTTTAATTTCACTCATGGTTCTGTTGTCCCACAAGACGGGCCAAAGCCAATCGCAGGCAGCTTTCGCAAACCTCGACGGAGTAATCATCTCCGAAAGTGACAACCTTCGGCTTATATTCGTAGCATCCACTGCACCAAATATTCGTCCAACCATTGTCGCCAATGATCTTATCGACCTGCTTTTTGGTAGGCCTCTTCAGATCACGTAACTGTTTGGAAATTTTGCCTGCGTCTCTGCCGTCCGCCAGCTTATAGACACCGAAACCATATTGTTTATGCCAGCGATCAATCGCACCTTTTGCGGTTTCACAATGGACGCTGAAGTGCAATTTATCCATTATCGGACTCCGTGCCGCTTGCCTGGGGTGATGGACACTTGTGCGAAGTGACGGGCCGTTCGACGCAAAGGCTATAGCCAAGGTCGCAAAATTTTTTGGCGCTGTGCAGCAATCCAGGTAGACATGCTGCGCCAATGCTCAATCCAAATATCGCCCCAATAATCAAATCTTTCACGGCTTGTGCTCGTTTGGGCGCGTGAATGAACTGCCATACCCGCGCGTTTGCCAGATCGCGATAGCAATAAGGATTGCCATCATCGAGACGTGGCCGGCGAGGAATGTCAGGGCGTAGCTCATTTCTCGTGCCCATCATTAGAGGACAGCGGCACACCTAAGCGCGGATCGTCTGCATAGCTTCCATCGTCTGGCCCATTAGTATGAGTGACCGATTTTAATGCACGGATGTTTCCAGCAATAACGCTTACAATTCCGCCGACGTCGTAGACTTCTGCCGTCTTTGCGCATTCCTCGATCACGGAATCACGGGACGTTGATTGGGCATCACCGAATGGCTGCGGCGCGCGGTTGTTCCAGATACGCTCGGCGGCATCCTTGCCCGGCGTTTCCTCATCGTCTCCGTCTTGACATCCCGCAGGACCACGCGCGCTACAATCGTTGCACATGACATAAGAGGATGTGAAATCCTCTCGCTCTACGAATAGGTCGGATTTGCCGCAGAACGGGCACGGCAAAAGCTGTGCGTCAAAATCGGTCACAGGAGACACTGGCTGTTGGGCAAGACGGTCCTCAATGAATGCAGCCGCCTCCTGCATTAGCTTGGATCGCGCCGTAAATTCACAGGCATTTGCACTTATGCGCAGCCGCGCGACAATGTCGGGGGCGGTTACAGGAGAAGAATGTGTCATGGTGCGATCCAATCCCATCCGCAGCCTCCGTAAAAGACGCAGACAAGGTAAGGCCCAATAATAACGGCGGTGCCCATCAACCAGCCGCATACGATTTCTGACTTGCTCATTTCCGCCTCAGTAGCATGGATATCACAAACGGGTCTTTCTTGTATTTATGCCAGAATGCCATTTCATTCATCGTATGCTGTTCGCGGTGGTGAGTGGAACACAATGGAGTAACCCACCGATCATCTCTTTCCTGCATTCCACAAGGCAGCTTTCCCCAACCCAAATTACCTGATCGTATGTGTGCTGCTTCCGACGGACCTCCGCAGATACAGCATGGCTGATCGCGTATGAATTCCAAATGCTTCGGATCCCGCAGGACCGGCTGGCGCTGTCGCAATTCATTGGACATCGGCTAGTTTCCATGCCTGGAATTTGTCATCCAATTGTTTCCAAAGGACTCTCGCTTTATGATTTGTTGAAAGTTCCTTTCTCGAATTTATTCCGCAATATGCCCTCAAGGCAGTGCTGGCTGTTTCTTCGTCTACCAAATGAAGATTGGCCTCTTCCGCCAGAAATTGCCTGAATACCGGATCAGCACATCTGATCCCCGCCTGGGCCGCTGGCTGCAAATCCCGCCAGCTACCCTTTGGCCGTGCGGCGACCTCCGGGTGCTCCTTTGCTGGCCGGCGAACTGGTTGTTCGTCGTCTCCTATTTCCGTAAGGTCCACCATCCATCGCGAGCCGATTTCTGCAGTTTGAAGCTCTCTAGGGACTTCATGCGGATGCAGAACAAAGCTCACAATGATTCCGTCCTTGCTTTGCCTCAAGGCATATTTCAGCATTTCGCAATGGATGGCGGCTTCTCGGGGATCAGTCATGCCACTTTATCCTTGACTAAATGCAAGCGGCGGTCAGTCACAAGTTTCTTGAGCGAGTCAACTTGATGTTGGTCGATTCCAGATGCCCTGCGTAATTCCTTTTGCTCTGCGCTATTCCACCATTCCAGCAATTGCGCGCCATTAGTGAATTCCATAATGGCTTCGCGATAATCTACCATGAAGTCATTCGTTGACATGATTGTGGATTGCTCAAATCCGACGTTAATTCGTTCCTTGTCATATAGAGCAAGGCCGAATGGATTGCCGAAAGTCATCAAGGCGCGTTTCATAGCGTCAGTCTCAGCTTCCTTGATAGCCGATTCATGCGCTTGACCTAGATCGCGATCGATACCATGTCCCGCGCCACATCCCTCCCGAATTGTCTCTTCAACAATTACGCGACATTTCACAATATAAGTCACACTCCAACCCGGCACTTTATCCTTGCCGATTTCACGTTCTTTTTCCGAAATACATTTGATATCGACGGTTTCCCTATTCCAATTTCCGAATCCGAAGATTCGATTTGCTTCCGCAATGGCGTGCCATCCTTCTATATAGCTAACGGTTCTGCCCCCTTGTGTCCGTCCCTTGACAACATCTGGCGAAAGTTTTGCATCCAGTGCTTTATTGACTTCAGGAAGAAATGGCATGTTCGCTTTCCTTCGGCTTTGCCAGGAATACCGCGCGGGAATGGCGTACTAAATTCAGTGCCTCAATCAATGAGGCTTCCGCTTCGTCCATTGCTGTTTCTGCCTTGGTAGTGAAGTTACGCTGCATCGGTAGCCTGGCAACATAGTCAGCGAGCGATGTTGCGTCGTTCTTGACAAACAAGCACTTTGATTCGATCGCGGATAGAATGTCCGATATGTTCATGGTGATTCATCCCGAATGCTGAGAGGGTTTCTGCGATGAGTAGTCGTAGTGATTCCTCGGCCGGCTCGCTTAGTTGTCCTGATTCTGCGATGGCCTCGCAATGACCGATCAGGGCGGCAACGCATAGGCGCTGGTTAGACTCCATAGTTCCACCTGTCCGGTATGGTCCAGCCTTCATCGGCTTCATGGTTATAGTCGAATTCGGTATCTGACAGTCTGCGCTGCGGCCGGCGCGGCTGCCTACAGGCAGCATCCCACCATTCGCGGGTGATTTCCATCCCATAGACCTTCATCATCTTGTCGCGGTATTGCTCAAAGAAGTTCATATCAACCATCCTGCGATGAGAAGAACGCCGATAAATGTGATGCAGCAGCTAATGAAGAAGTCTTGCATGTCCCATCTCCCTTAATTCGATCTGTTAGGCTTGAAGCTGCCGCATTGTTTCGTGCGCTTGCTTGCAAGCTTCATTGTGATCCATGCCGTTTGCCTTGAGGGTGTTCTTCAATCCCTGATAAAGACCGAAAACCGCATTGCCGTTCAGGGAGCCGTCCTTGTTGCGACGAACGGCGGAAAGGCGTTCTGCAATCCGCGCGATGGCTTGTTCGTTGGTCATCTGCATCTCCCTTAATTCGATGGGAGGATCATAGCGCCGTAGTATTACTATGTCAACGGCTATGATGCAGAATTCTGCGCAACTTTATTGCGTTCTTTGCGGATCTGATAGCGGGTGGCCTGGTACTGCGGGGAACTGAAGAACCTGATCGCCTCCCGTCGTTCCTTGGCCTTGCATGGCCGGCAATAGAACTTGGCCTTCGTTACCTGATAGAAACGGAATCCTATCCCGCATCGTTTGCAATGGGCTGCAGCTAAGTGGCTCATTGTCTACTGATCACTGCGCAGCGCGGCTATCGCGATTCGCCTATGGTCTTTAACGGGACGGACAGCTTTGTCTACGGGAGGAAGATCAGCTATCTTCTGAAGCGCGGCCCGTAGCCTCACAATCTCATCCAACAATTCGCCGGGAGTTTTCAGTTCCAGCTTAACCATCAAATCCGTCATGTCCTGTCCTCTGCATTGACAATTAAGTCGTTGTTTTATAGTCGGTCAGCGCACTATGCCGAGCCATCCGGCCATCAGGAAGTCAACTCCTTGACGATCCACATAAGCGACTGCTCAAGCGCCGTGATGGCAAGCGAATTGTAGCGCCCCGGCTTGACCTGCGCATAGAGTTCTTCAAGCTCTACCGCCTTGGCCTTTAGGGCGTCGTGGAGCGTCTTTTCTATGGCTTGTGTCTTATGACCGTTCCAAACTGTTGACATATCCTCGCACAAGTAATACTACGATGCAAGAGGATATTTCATGGAACCGTTTATTCAATTCAAGGTCGAAGGTTTGGTTGTTCCGAAGGCCCGCCCCCGATTCGTCAATGGACATGCCTACACGACAACTCGGACGACAACATACGAGCGCGAAATAGCTATCCTGGGATCACTGCAGATGGGCGGCCATGAGCTGTTGGAGTGTCCCTGCAGGCTGGACATCATTGCCTCGTTTGCCGTCCCCAAGGGCTATCCAAAGCGGATGCAGAGCCAGTTGCCAGGACAGCCTTATACGGGCCGGGTGGATTGGGATAATATCGGTAAGGTAGTATCAGACGCACTTAATGGAATTGTATGGGTGGACGATCGGCTGGTGACGGTAGGTCAGGTCAGCAAGGTTTACGCATTGGAGCATAGCCTGGAGGTTCGGATATGGCGGATTTGAACTGCTGCCGGTATTGCGGGCAGTCCATGCCATCAAGCCGAATCCGCGAGGGCGTCTATCTCACGCCCACCCGAATCATGATTTGGGATGCTGTCAAGCGATGCCCAGGAATTACAAGTGCTCAACTAGCGTGGGTGATTTATGGCTGTGATTCGGATGTCAATCGCGGAAATGTCCGCGCCCATATTGTTCATATAAACAATGACTTCATGGATACTGGCATCAGTATTTCGGGGAAATCCCATTATGGCTACCGAATCCATAAAGTGGTTCAAAAGGGTGCTTATCCACGAAGTTCCGTTATGGGAACAACTCGGCTGGCTTGAAGTTGCCGAATTGGGACATTATGACTGCCTCGTTAAATGGGATGGGGATACTGACCCTGTTTATCCGGACAGAACCAATGAAGAACCTGATGATTCGCGTACCGGACGAGGTAGCCGAGGCTTTGAAGCTGACGGCAATGGAGATCAATCTTCGATTCCAGGACAACTGGACTGAGGAAACCCTTGCGGCCAGCCTGCTGCGGCATGTGCTCGAGGACGATCGCGAGGCTGAGCCACATCACTTGCGGATCGTGAAATAACGCGCTACAAAATAATGGCCCGGCACCTCGCAAAAGGTCCGGGCCTGATCCGACCATTGCTTTGCAGGCAATCGGATTATTTGGGTAGCCCATATCTACTACCCATATAATTGCCGGTCAAGCCTGCCCCAAGGGGTAGACCGATGAATCCTTCCAAAGAAATTATCCACAGACTTATCCACGATGGCATGGAGCCTTCGGACGCTGCTATTTTGTTAGCTCGTGCAGCATTAGAGGCTAATTTGAGCACTATCGAATTACCACGCAATTCAAATGCTGAAAGGCAAAAGCGTTATAGGGACCGTAACGCGTTACGTAACGGCAGCGTAACAGAACGTAACGCAGATGATCGTAACGAAACCGTAACGAATCGTAACGAAACCGTAACGCGTTACGTACCACCTCTCTCTTCTTTTAATAATATAGATAAGAAAGAAAGAGAGAGAGGCATCCAGCGTAACGCGTTACCTGACGACTGGAAGCCATCTTTGGAAGCAATCGATCTCGCAAGAGCGAGACGGATAAACGTGATGCTGGTGGCTTCGAAGTTTCGGGACACAATCAAGGCGGAAGGGAAAACTTACGACGATTACGACGCGGCGTTCTTGCGATGGGTTCGAACGGAGCGGCTGCCGCCTGAAGGCGAATCGGAAACCTATTATGAACCTCAACGAAATTACACGCCAACTGCGCGAGAATTCGAATTAGCGGCTGCAAACTTTGCTAAAAATAATTCTTTTTGGGGAAAGGCAATGGGTCCAGAGCCGGGAATGTCTGGCTGTAAATGCCCGCCTGAAATATTGATTAAATTCGGAATTGACCCGAAAACTGGTCTAAAAACTCAGGCAGCTTGACATCAAGTAATACTTATGCAATCGTGCGGCATGGTACAAAAACAGCGTCCCCCAAAATCCATTCGTTTGCATCCGGAAGATTTCGAGCGCAGCGACGAGCTGGCGGACAAGCTCAACCTGACATGGCATGGCTGGATCGTGACGCTAATTCGCTGGTCGAATAAGCAAAAGCTCAAGCAAATCAAGATGATTGCGGAGATTGAAGATCAGGAGCGGTGCTCATGAAGAAGGGCATCCGCAAGAAGAAGGTCGTCCGCAAAAAGCAAACGATGGTTCGCATCAATAGGACACTGTTGCGGGATATAGGTAATATCAGTTCCAGGATGGACAGTATCGAAAGGCATATGTGCCGATTGGTCGAGATCAGGGATTCGACCGACTGGAGGGAAAAATACCATGATTTGCGGGCCCTTGTTGAGCACGATCGGTTGATTTTGATGAAAGAACCGGTGTCATGAAAGAATGGGAAACGCTGGTCCGGATGATCGAATCATACGTCCGCGATGACAAAAACGGCCGCCTGTTCCAGTCATGGCTGAAGCCAACCCGATCACAAACGCTTGATATCCTAATCAGGGACCGCGCCTGGGAAATTCTGGCACAGGTCAGGAGGACAATCTGATGGGTGCATTCAGCGATATTGCTGTGAAACTCAGGGAAGATTGGGAGCGCGGTAATTGGCGCATGACCGATCCAGAAACCTCCCGCAACAAGCTATCGGCGGATCGAATCACCCGGATACAGCAGGACATCCTTACCTACGTCTTGAGGTACCCGGGTGGGGTGACAGATCTAGACATCCAGAACCATTTCAACGACCAGGGATCGACTTACCGCACCCGGCGAGCAGAACTCGTCAAAGGCGGTTTCCTGAAGGATTCAGGCGCAAGGATGCGTCAGAACGGCCGGCTTAGGGTATTGTGGGTGGCGACATGAACGAAATGGTGAAGCGCGTGGCGCTGGCTATTGCTACCTCGGATGATATCGCCCGATTAGCTATCAAGGCCATGCGGGAACCGACGCCAGATATGAAACGGGCCGCATATGAAATGTTCAATGATGAACATCCGGTGCCAATTTGGGAAATCATGATCGACGAGGCCATGAAATGAGACAACTAACCGCCTTCGCAATCGGATTTACCCTGATGTGGGGTATCCTGGGAACCGCGAGCCTATTCGAATGATGCCGATCGGAACCGTTATGATCGCAACGAACTCAGGAACCATCTGGCAGCTCATCCGCCGCGAAGAAGGTAGATCAATCTTCAAGCAACTGCCAAAAGACACTCCATACGACAAGGACAAAGCCTACTACTGCTTTGATTCCATGCTCAAACCGGAACCGCAAAATGCCTAGAGCACTGACAGACATCAAAGCGGCTGCCCGCATTCATACCAAATCAGCTTTGCACACCCTCGCGAAGATCATGACATGCGAAGAAGCTCCTCATGCCGCAAGGGTAGCCGCCGCTCAAGCATTGCTGAATAGAGGCTGGGGTCAACCAGCTCAAGCTATTGAAATAGCTGGAGAACTAACGCATAACGTTATCAGAGCGCCGCAAGTCATTGACAACACTATAGAATGGTCTAATCAGCACGTCCCGATCGAGCACAGGAGCATTGAAGATGCCTCTCAAGAAGTCCACTAGCAAGAAGGCCTTCACCAGCAACATCAAAGCCGAGATCAGCGCAGGCAAGCCACAGAAGCAAGCAGTTGCTATCGCCTACTCAGTCAAGCGCCGTGCCGGACGCAAGAAATGAGCCTAGCCCAAGCACACTGGCGAGATAGCATCACCAAGCCTGCCTATCGCATTGAGGTTTGGAAGTCCGACCATAATCAGGAGGAACGGCACTACTTCCTGTCCAACGAGGCCAATACCTACCTGTTTGGCTTCAATCCGCGGCTGGTATCGGAAGCCAAAGCCAATCAAATCATTGAGTTAATGCTTGAGAATCTGAGCCGTGGCCAATGAAAATATCATCTGGGAGCCGCAGCCTGGACCACAGACAGCTCTACTCGCTTGCCCGATCTTTGAAATCTTCTTCGGTGGCGCTCGAGGCGGCGGCAAGACAGATGGAATGCTTGGCGAATTTATCAGCCACCAGGACCGCTATGGTGAGCATTCGAACGCAATTATGTTTAGACGTGAACGCACTCAACTCGTTGATACGATTGAGCGGTCGCGCCAGCTTTTCGGACCATTAGGGGCAACCTTCCATGAGCAAGAGAAATTATGGCGGTTCCCCAATGGTTCGCGATTCCAATTCGCTTATCTGGATAGAGACAGTGATGCTGATGGCTACCAGGGACGGTCACATACGCGGGTATATATTGAGGAAATCGGAACCTTTCCTAGTCCGTCCCCCATATTTAAGCTTATGGCAACGCTTCGCTCTGGTCATGGGATTCCATGTGGCTTTCGGGCAACCGGAAACCCTGGTGGGCCTGGGCACCAATGGGTCAGATCCCGCTATATCGATCCAGCTCCGCTCGGATGGCGCACCGTTGCAGAGACCTTTGTAAACCCTTGGACCAAGGAATCAGTTACCCGGGAACGTATCTACATACCATCAAAGTTGCAGGACAACCGATATCTGGGGTCTGAATACGTCGCAAACCTGCAGATGGTTGGTAACGCTCAGCTTATCCGTGCTTGGCTAGAGGGCGATTGGAGCGTTATTGAAGGCGCTTTCTTCCCCGAATTCTCGGAGGCAAAGCATGTCATACCGCCGTTTCAGATACCTGGCACATGGCTGCGCTTTCGCTCTGCTGATTGGGGCAGCGCCAGACCCTTCTCCATTGGATGGTGGGCTGTTGTCGGAGACGATTACCAGCTTGGAATACCTGATGAATCGGGACGCGATCAGAGTGTGCTTTCAAAACGGACGTTGCCGCGAGGTGCCATGGTCCGCTATCGAGAATGGTATGGATCCAGTAGCCCGAATGTTGGACTTAAACTCACGGCCGAGGAAGTAGCCGATGGCATCATATCCAGGGAAACCAGTGAGCCAAGGGATGAGGAAGGCAAGCCAGCCATTACCTATGGGATCCTTGATCCCGCTGCCTTCGCCTCGGACGGTGGACCTTCTATTGCTGAGCGGATGGCTTCCAGAAAAATCTTCTTCAGGCGTGCAGACAATGCCCGAGTCTCAGCGCGAGGAGCTATGGGTGGGTGGGATCAAGTACGTGCGCGCCTTGTCGGGGAGGGCGACCGACCAATGATCTACTTCACCTCTAATTGTCGCGATTCGATCCGAACTCTGCCCGCATTGCAACATGACGCCAACAAGCCGGAGGATGTAGACACCGAATCAGAAGATCACGCACCGGACGAAATCCGATACGCTTGCATGAGTCGGCCCTACATCAAGGACATTCAGAAACGTGTGCCGGGGAAGATTCTGGGTGTGGGCGCGCATAACCAAGTATCTTTGGATGATTTGTGGGATCAGCCTACGCAAACGCGGCGAGTTCGTGTATAGGGTAATTAAGTTACCGTTTCACGTGAAACGAATCCGGGTGATCCATGGCTGATGATGCGGTTATCCAGGCACTTATGATGAATGGACCACGCACTGTCTCGCCATCCTACAACACCCAACTAAATCCGCTCGACGAGATGGCCTATCGTCAATGGGTGCAGCAGAATAATATCCCGACGAATCCAAATGCCACTCAGCCGCAGGATTATGATATGAGAGGTTTTTATCAAGGCTTGCAGCAGCAAAATCCAATAGCGCAAACAGCGGTAAATCCTAATGATAATCAATTGCATTTTCCTGATTATTGGAAAACACCGATTCATCAATCATTCTCAAATGAGAGTCAGTGGGCAACTCCAGGAACGCCATCATGGATTAATGATTCGCAGTTAGCTTCTCCGGGTGGACGAATAGTCTATGATGAAAAACAGCAAACTTCTCCGCTGATTAAAGCCCTTATGGGAGGCCAATAGTGACCGACAACACCAATCCGCTCAATCCCGTCACGCCGCTCTTCAATGGTGCAGTCCTTTCAGCCGCAAATGCCCTTCCTGTCGTCTTAAACCCAGCCCTGCCATCAAACGTCACCGCGATTGCGGGCAATGCCAGCGGCACGACGGGCGCGGTGGTGGGAACACTGACCTCGGCAGCCCTGAAAACGGCCTATATCTCCGGTTTCACGGTATCTGCGATCGGCGGCACTGCGGCGGTTGGTCCTATTACGGTGGCTGGCTTGGCCGGCGGTTCGCAGGTCTACCAATTGCTATCATCTGCTGCAGGATCAACGCTGACGGTCAACTTCAACCAGTCCATTCCGGCTTCTGCCGTGAATACCAACATTACGGTAACGACCACAGCGGATGGCACGGCGACCGCCGTGAACGTCAATTCCTGGGGATTCCTGATCTAAATGCCCACAATGGCTGAAATGCTGATGAATCAACAGCAGGGATACGATACCAACGTATCCGGGATGCCCTTTGGAACGGGAAGCCCAGGGGAAACAGCGCAGCAACCAGCCGGTTTAGCGAGCCTGATTAGCGGGCTTTATGCGGGTCTTGGTGATACCGCGAAGAAGGCATTTGGTGCGGCGCAACTATATACCGACACAGGGCAATATGATCCATCGCCGGTCTTTAACGCTGCCATGCTGCCAATGGGAACGGGCGCAGTTGCTGGCGTGCCGCTCAGAGGCGCAGAGACGGTCTTGGGTGCAGGCCCGATCAGGGCCTATCACGGTTCACCGCATGATTTTGATGCGTTCTCACTGGACAAGATAGGGACAGGCGAGGGCGCGCAGGCTTATGGGCATGGGCTGTATTTCGCGGAGAATGAAGGCGTTGCAAAGGGATATAGGGATCAACTTGCCAATCTAAAGTTTGGTGACAAGACAATGGGAATTGGCGACGCCGATTGGCATCTAGCCAATCCTAATCCCGGCAAGATGTACGAAGTCAACATCAACGCCGATCCGGAGCACTTCCTGGATTGGGATAAGCTGCTAGGACAGCAATCTCCACAAGTCCAAGAAGCATTGCAGGAAAAGTTTGCCTATCCATTTGATCCGTCAAAAACTGGCAGAGAATGGATTGATGAAGCGCATTCATATGCGAGAGGAAATCCGGCTACGCCAACTCATGAAGAAGCTATAGCAAGAACGGCTCAAAGGCTTCATGAGGCTGGCGTACCAGGTATCAAATACCTGGACCAAGGCTCTAGGGGCGCTCAATCAACATTCAGAGTGCAAACGGACCTTTTGCCAGAGGGCAACAAGTATCACGTCATTGACCCGAACGGGCAGCACAAGATTGCAACTTTCGATAACCGAACAGATGCGGAAGCTTTAGCAAGGTCAAAGGAAGAAGCAAACACAACCCGCAATTACGTCGTATTCAATGACAAGCTAATCGATATCCTGAAAAAGTATGGTCTCGCTGGTGCGGTGGCTTCTCCGGCATTCGGTCAGGTACAGAATTCGCCTGTTTTCGGCTCCCCGAAACAAGATCCAATGATTAGCGCATTGTTAGGCGGAACTTGATGGCAATCCCGATCACCAAAGACCAGGAAATGTCGGTCTGGTGGAAAAGCCAGATCGAGCAATGCGATCGGGAAATGAACAAATGGCACAAGCGCGGAGAGAAGATCGCGCGCCATTACCGGGACGAACGGGATGATAACTCGGTAGGTGTAGCAAGGCGTCTAAATCTGTTTTGGGCCAATACAGAGACATTGAAGCCCGCAATCTACTCAAAAGTGCCGGTTCCGATCGCTGAGAGGCGCTTTCTGGACAAGGACCCGGTGGGGCGGGTAGCAAGTCAGATCCTGGAAAGGAACCTGCGCTATGAAGTCCAAATGTCCGGATTCGACGCAGCTATCCGACGAGCCCGAAACGATTATCTCCTGGTTGGAAGGGGTCAGGTCTGGCTTCGATATAATCCTCTCTTTGGAGAGTCCATCTCCCCGCCACAAAAGGGAGATGATGACATTACAAACCCGAGTGGCGAACCTGAAATTGGCGATGATTCGCGAGATGATGGAGCAGAACGCGAACTCCTCGCCGAAAGCATCGAGGTCACATATTGCCATTGGCAGGACTATTACACTTTCCCCGCCTATGCCCGGATCGAGCCGGAAATAGAGGGCAAAGGCCGAAAACTCTACATGTCCCGATCGGACATGAAAGAGGCTGGCTTCAAGGACTGGAAGAAGATTCCTCTCACCCACAATGTCGGGGATGAAAAGCCACTCAAATCCTCATCCACAACGCCAACGCAAGTCACCGGCAAAGATGGTATGCAGGCGGTGGTCTATGAAATCTGGTGGAAGCCGGAGCGACGGGTTTATTTCGTTGCGGAAGGATGGGACAAGGTTGTCAAGGAAGTCGATGATCCCTTGAAGCTAGAGGGGTTTTTCCCCTGTCCGTGCCCTCTGACTGCGACGATGACCAACGACACCACGATTCCGGTGCCGGACTATGCCGAATCGCAGGACCAATACGACCAGATTGACGATCTTTCCAAGCGCATTGATATCCTGACGGCATCTTGCAAGATCGTGGGAGTTTACGACGCTAGTGCGCAGGCCCTGAAACGGGTGTTTGAGGAGGCTAGCGAGCCTAACCTGATTCCGGTAGATTCCTGGGCGATGTTTGCTGAAAAGGGAGGGCTGAAAGGTGCAATTGATTGGGTTCCAGTGGAGGCGATCGCCGGAACTCTTAAGATTCTCATTGAGGTTAGGCAGCAAATCATTGCTGACTTGGATAGAACAACGGGGATCTCTGATATTATGCGCGGCACCTCAGACGCGCGTGAAACTATGGGTGCTCAGAGGCTCAAAACGAACAATAGCTCTACGCGTCTGCAGGAAAGACAGGACGATGTGGCCCGTTTCTGTCGTGATATCATTTGCATTATGGGCGAAATCATCTCAGAGCAATATCGCCCTGAAACGCTGATCCAGGTTTCCGGTGCGCTCAACGACGAGGGCATGGATCCGCCAGCGTTGCCGCCTAATCCGATGTTAGGCCATAATGGCGGTCCTCCAATGGGGACCGTGCCGCAATCACCCCCTGGCATGATGGGCCAGGCTGCCAGCCAGCAGCCGGGTTCCAATGTGGTGCCGTTCCAACCACCCGGCGCGCCTCAGCCTCCATCTGGGCCACCTCCCGAAGAACCGCCTGAAATGAAGCAGCAGCGCAAGCTGCAACTCATCATGGATGCGATCGGGCTATTGAAGCAGGACAAACTGAGGGGATTCCGCATTGACATCGAAACCGATTCGACGGTGCAAGGCGATCGGGAGCAGGAAAAAGCCCAGCGCACTCAATTTGTCTCGGAAGTCACCAAATTCGTCCAGGTTGCTGCGGAAGTTAGCCAGTCAGTACCAGAATTCGCTCCTCTTGCGGCTAAGATGCTGCAATTCGCTGTTAGAGGCTTTAGAGTCGGTCGTGATCTTGAATCCGCTATCGAGGATTTTGCTGACAAGGCCGAAATCGACGCCAAGCAAAAGGCTCTCCAGCCGCCAAAACCTTCACCGGACGAAATAAAGGCCCAGGCCGACATGGCGCTGGCGCAGCATAAGATCCAATCCGAGGGGCAACAGAATCAGGTTGAAATGATGAAGGCGCAGGCAGAAGTGCAGGCGCAGCAGGTTGAGGCTGAAAGCGAAAAGCAGAATGCCCTGCTCGAGCAGCAGCGCAAGCAGATGGAAATGGAATGGGAAGGCCGGCTCAAGGCAATGGATATGCGGATGAAGGAAATGGACATCCACATTGCCATGATTAAAGCGGGCGTTGAGGAAAAGAAGGCCGGCGAAGATCGCGAGGCGCAAGAGCGTGAAGTGCAATTCGCCCGCGAGGAGCACGCCAGAAAGACCGAACTGGCCCAGGCGGAGCATCATGACAAGATGGCGAAGGCCGGCAAGGTTCCCAACGACACGGCGAATCATGTAGCGGATGCTATTGGCAAGATTTCCGAGCATTTGAAGGGATTGCACGATCACGTAACCGCCCCGGTAGAAGTCCGACGGGGGCCCGATGGACGAGCCATTGGAGTGAGAAAAGGCGAGACTGAAAGACAATTACTACGCGGACCAGACGGCCGGCTAGTCGGCATACAATAGAAAGGAACTACAATGGCTCTCTATGGAACATCCAACATCGCAGCGACGACCCCCGCATTGCAGGCGGTTGCATCTACGCACAAAACCATCCTTCAGCTTACCGCTCAAACCACGGGTTTGCGGCGCGCATGGCTGTACGAATACAAAGTAGGCCCTGGTTCTGTTCCGAACGCCACCGATTGTGAAATCACCTGGACCCTGATTCGGCAGACGACGCTTGGCACCGGCACGACCATGACGAGCAATGCGCTCGACCAAGCCGATGCGGCTGCGGCAACCGTTATTACCGCTAATATGACGGCAGAGCCGACCGGGGCAGAAACCGGCATCGTTGATACCGTCCCCGCCAACCAGCGCGGAACGTTCCAATGGGTGGTTGCACCTGGTGGCCCCGGCGAGATCTGCGTACCGGGCACTAACCTTGCGGGTTATGGCATCAGAGCCAAGTCATCGACATATACCGGCAATGCGATGGCAGCCCTCAAATTTCGCGAGTAATCAAATGAATTCAGGTGATGAAGTATTCTACTTGATGGCAACTATGATGCTATCGGCCACATTTATTGTGACTTTAGCAGCACTATTTTTAGGATATGTCTGAGTATGAGGAAGGGCTTATCCGGATACGCCACGCTAACCGATCCGCTCTACAATAGCCCGCAGGAATGGGATACCTTCACCTGCGGGCATTGCTGGCCGCCGACCATCCATCGTGTACAAGCTGGTTGTGATCCCGCTGACTTGGGCGGGCTCTGCAAGGTCTGCATGCGGCTGATCTGTCCTAAATGCCTTGGTGGCGGTTGCACACCTTTTGAGAAAAAGCTGGAAGCCGAAGAAGCAAGCTACAACGCCCGGCGTTGGATGGAGCAGGGCTGATGGGAGGGCAACTTTGGGGACCAACGGGGGTATTGCCGGGCGCGGGTGCAGGTGTAACCTGGATACAGACCGATCACCAGGGCCAGTTTGTTAATTCAACGAATGGCACATTCACCGCTATGGCGATCGGAACCGCTTCCGCCAGCAGGGTGGTGGTCGTCGCTACTTGTATGTCAGCGAGCGTTGTTACCAGCATGACTATTGGGGGAGTCTCCGCTACGCTGGCGAAGTCAGATACATCGCTATTTTTGGCGTCGTTGTGGTATGCCGTTGTTCCGACGGGCACCACAGCAGACGTCGTCGTTAACTCTGCTGTCAATATGGGTAATGGCAACATCATAGTTGGGACTTTGGCTGGCGCGACGGCTACGCCAACGGCAACTGGTAGCACACCGAGTACCGCTTCTGATCCTCTTTCGATAACGATAGCTGTACCGGTTAGCGGCGTAGCGGTTGCCTATGTCACGACCGGGGGAACTGTTGTTGGCGCATGGTCAAATGCAACGGAAGATTTTGAATTCCAAGGAAACGGAATAGGTATATTTGATATAGCTCATACGACTACTACCGGATCGGTAGTTCCGACCTATACCGGAACAGGCGGAAATTTTAGCTGCATTGTCGCAGCAGCGTGGGGTCCATAAGTGGCCGATAGACTGTTCACAACATTTCCATTTCTAGCGACCGGGACGACAACGGCCAGAACCGATCCTGATCGGTGGTCCGACATCAAGAATGTAAAGGATTATGGCGCTAAGGGAGACGGCGTTACAGATGATAGGGCGGCAATACAGGCGGCTGTTGATTATACAACCGCGCCTTATTCGACGGCTAATCGCGGCACCATATTTTTTCCGGAAGGAAACTATATAATCTTGTCTCCCATTACATTTGAATTGAGTGCGGGGATCACTTCGATATCATTTATTGGGGCTGGAGGCGCAACTATCACCGGCAACTTCGCTGACGCATTGTTAAAGCGTAGCGTGAATAGCCCAAACGGTGGAAATTATCTTATCTCAAACCTGACTCTTGTGAATAACAATGCGGCTGGAAAATGCATTCTATTTCATAGCATTGTCGGCGGGAAAATTGTGGCCTGTAGTATAAATGGCTGCAATGGAGTCGAAACCTATAACTCGCAGTCCGTTACAGTTGACAGTTGCTCATTTCTAACTGGCGGCCACAGCGGCGGCATTGGCATTTTGGCTGGTAATGCCACCGCGATACTTTCTTGCGATTTCTCCGCTTTTGGGGAGGCAGTTCGTCATTTTAATTCTGGGCTGTTAGTCATTGGCGGAAGGATGGAGACTAATACGATAGGGGTCAACCTGGGGGTTGACCAAGCTGGCGCTGGAAATCAGTCAACCGGAGTTTTCATTTCCGGCATTTCGATGGAAAGCAACACGACGGGATTTTCTGCCGGAGGGGGTCTTAGCTCAGCGGAAATTTGCGACATCGGAATAAGCTGCTCACAGGCTGGAAAGGCGAACGGTATTAATTTTACCGGGACTCCTAGTAGTTTATCTATCAGGAATGTAACAGTCTCCAATACGCAGGGATGGAGCGGCCATGCGATCAATATAGCTGGTGGCAGTTATGTCACGCTTGAAAATGTGGCATGCGGCACCACGGCGGGCGGAGGAGATATCGCACTCGCAACAGGAACTCATTCAAACTTCAAATGCAGCGGCGTCTCAAACATCCCCTTCACTGGCACGGCTTGGACACTAGGCACGGGCGCGGATATTATTTTTGATCGTTGCCCTGACGCGCCAATTCCAACGCTTGCAAATCTTCCGGCTTCGTCGGCTGTTCCAAGGGGCACGCGTCGTGCAATAAGCGATTCCACATCCACATTGGGATCGCAGACTTATGGCGCAACGGCTGTTGGAACAGGTGCTAACTTTGCTCCAGTCTGGAGCGATGGAACAACTTGGCGGTATGGATGACTTTTTATCTGACAGACGCTTCTGGCAATGTCCTAACCGACGATTCCGGTAATAGATTGGTATTTCTGCTTACGCAATTCTCGAATAGCTTCACAATCACCAGCGGTAGCGCCCCGGGCACAACCAAGATGATCGGCTACTGAAAGGCTAGGGCATGGCCTTCGGATCAGTTACCGGCACATTCCAAGGTAACAACGCCTCGATCCCGGCATCGTTCGCGGCTGCGCTATCGACGGGCTCCGGGGTTGTCTCGACAGGCGATCTTGTCGTTGTCGTTGTCTGCGAACAAACTGGCCTGACTGTTTCGGCGTGTACGGACAATCTCGGCAATACCTATACCGCGCAGAATGCTGGAACGCTCAGTGGAACGTCCGTCAGCGGTTGCCTGTTCTGGTCGGTGGTTACCAATGCTGGAACGATCACCAGCGTTACTGCGACTTGTACCTCCAGCACCCACAATGGCGTCATTATCGCGGCTATCATTGATGGTCCATTCCTGGCATCACCGGTTGATGCCAATCCAGCCAATACCACCAATGATCTGACGACTCCCTATACGACGCCGGCAACAGGAACCTTGGCGCAAGCCCAGGAGGTTATTGTCAGTTGGATTACCCAGACCGGCAGCAATACGTTAACGGCCACGGCTCCTAACGTAAAAATCATTCAGCAGAACAGTGTGTCAGTCGTTGGAGCTGTGTTGGGTTCGCAAGTTGTTGCCGCAACAACTACGGTGACACCGGCATGGACTGGCACTGCTCCGACTGCCAACGTTCTTGGCACAATCTCTTTCAAGGCAGCCCCGCCAATGCCGGAAGGTTGGGGAGACAAAAGCAATACCTATGCCTCTAGAATTGCGATGCAGACCGCCGCAATGGCGATGGCCTTTGCGACGGGCTTCTCGACCCAAGCGATTGGGTGGGCGGCTCCTGCCGCGCCCATTCAAAATACCATTCCGGGGATGGCGTGGTATAGCGATCTCGCCAGACCCTTGCCGCCACCAAAAGCGCAACAGGCAACTTTTTTCGTTCCGTTCAATACACCGCAGGTAGCCGCGTCAACTCCGACTCTGGCATGGCAGCAGCCGTTACAGATTGCTCCTGTCACGACGGCGGCCATACGCAATACAACGTCACTCACCTTTATTGTCCCGCCATTTCCAGTGCCAAGTGGATGGCAGGGGCAGCCATCCGTTGCACCGACTGTCGCCAAGGTGCAGCAAGCCACCATTGTTCTGCCGTTCGTTCTAGCTCCGCCAGTCGTTACGATTTCCTACGGCTGGCAGCAACCGCTAGCGACACCGCCGAATGTCGCGCAAGCGCAACCAACGCAGGCGGTTGGCTTTGCTGTTCCAGCTACCCCAAGTAATACCATTGCGGGGATGGCCTGGTATCGGGATCTGACAAGCCCATTACCTCTGCCAAAGGCCCAACAGGCTTATTCCTTCGTCCCGCTCAACACGACTCAGGTAGTGGCATTCCAGCCTACCTTGGCGTGGCAGCAGCCCTTGCAGGTAGCGCCTGTTGGTGCAAAGGCTCAGCAAGCCACAATCATTCAACCGTTTACGCCGTCCGTTACGGTTTCATATGGCTGGCAGCAGCCTCTAGCCGTCACGCCAGCTAGTCCAAAGGCGCAGCAGGCGACGATTGTTTTACCGTTCGTCCAGCGTGCACCGATTCCTACAACGTTGGATTGGCAACAACCCCTATCGGTAGCTCCAGCAGTCGCCAAGGCGCTGCAGGCTTCTAGCTTCTTTCCGCTCGATACCCCGCAGATCACAACGACTTACATTCCGATCGTCCAGGAATATAGCATCTTTGCTGAGCGACCGGTTTACTACAAATCCTACGTTGACATCTTCCCGCCGATCACAGCGCCCGCAAATACAACGACTTATGCGTGGCAGCAGCCGCTATCCATAGCCCCGCCGGTCGCACAGGCACAACAGACCCAGGCTATCGGATTCGCCGTACCGACCAGCGTAACGGCGGCTCTAGGCCCTTGGGGCTGGCAAAATCTGCAGAGCGCGGTTCCGCCAAGACTGCCACCGGCCCAGCAGGCTTACTCATTCGTACCGCTGAATACCGCTCAGATCGTAACCACGCCGCCGTGGGGTTGGCAGAATCTACAGTCTGCGGTTGCTCCGAAGTTGCCTTCGGCACAACAGGCATATTCGTTCGTACCATTAAATACGACCCAGGTTGTTACGCCGGCATTTGGCTGGTTTGGCCCACTTTCCGTCGCGCCAAAGGTCACGGTAGCGATCCAGCCGCAAGTGGCCTTTATCGGCGTTCCCATTCCTGCGGCCGCTATTGGCGGAATCCCATGGTTTAGCCCGCTTATGGCGGTGCCGCCGACCATCCGCCTTGCGCCACAGGCTTATTCCTTTGTTCCGCTGGATACCAAGCAGGTCGCCCCGCCTGCGGTTTCCGCGATTGATCCGTTCGTCCATCCGGATGTCTGGCGGAAATACAAGAAACGCCTGCGGGAGATAGAAGCTGCCCGATTGGCTCAGGAGCGGGCCGAGGACCGCGCCAAGGAAGTCAAACGCGCCTTCCTGCGCAATATGGTTCTAGGCGTCACTGAGGATGCTCAGGAGGTTCTGGAGGCCAAGCAGGCGCTCTCCAAGCCCGATGGCGTGGTAGAACTCGCCAACAGCCTGCATGCGATGTCTCAGGCCAAGACCAACCGGGAATTGGAGCAGATTGCGCTCAGAACAAGGGAATTGATCGCTGCATTCCATCAATATATCAATGAGATGCAGGAAGAAGAGGACGAAATCTTGATTATATCGGAGATCCTGTAATGCAGCGAATGTGCAAGAACTGCGGGAATTGGCACGATTTCGAGAACTGGCCGGCGAAATGCCGATCAGCCTCAAAAGGCCAAGCTCCATACGTCATTTCAGACAATATCGAGCCCTTGAAACACCATGCAACCGGCCGGCTGATTTCTTCGAAGCGGGCCTTTTCGAAGGAAACCAGGGCGGCCGGCTGCATAGAACTTGGCAACGAGCCTATACGTGCGAGGGTGCCGGTGGCGCTTGATAGAAGGGAGCGGCGGGAGGCGATACAGAAGGCGATTTACCAGTTGAAACGGGATCAGCGACCTTGACCGGGTTGCCCTGATCGTCAGTCGTACCTGTAGCGACGCCGTCGATATAGTCCGCTAACGCCTTGATGGCAGCCCATTGCGCCTTGATGGCACGCTGGATTCCGCCAGTGGTGTTAATATCTTCCGGGGCCTGCACCCATTGGTGGTCATCGCGGGTGTTTGCCAGGACTTCGTTCGCGGAAGTCGCTTTCGTCGGTGTTTTTGCCATTGGGAAATTCTCCTGTGTGAGACGGGATAAGTCCCTTGTAGGCCAATGTGTTCCATGCGCTATATCTTGATATTATTCGATTAGAGGCGTAATAATACGAAATGGCAGAAGAATTAGCCGATATTCAAGCGACCGAGGGCGCAGTCAGTTCGGAAGGCCAATTAGGCCCCGCGCCGGTTGAAACGGGGACAGAGCCTCCCTCAAAACCCGTTTCAATTCGGGATTCGATCAAGGCGGCTGTCAAGGAAGCTGAAGCCCCGAAAGCTCCAAAACCTGTCAAAGAATCAGCCGCGCCTGAAAAGATCGCAGCGGCACTTAAAGAGCCTCCTCCCGCTCCAGTCCCCGCTGGGGAGAATCCGGCGAAAACGGGGTCTGATCCACACCAGGCCCCGTCTAGCTGGTCAAAAGAAGTTTTGCCTCTCTGGGAATCACTGCCGCAAGGCGTGAAAGACGAAGTGCGCAAGCGCGAGTCTGACTTCCAGAAGGGAATTGAGAAGTACAAGGATAAAGCGACACGACACGACGAAATAGCCCAGGTTCTCACGCCGATACGCCCGATACTGCAACAGTACGGGATTGCAAACGACGCCCAGGCGGTCAGCCGCCTGGTGGAATGGGAAAACTCGCTTCGCAACCCACAGACGCGAATGGCGGCTTTTCACAATCTGGCCCGGACCTATGGAATCGACCTTTCACAAGCCCAACAATCCGCGCAGGATATGGCGCAGGACATTCCGGAGCCATTACGCCCGGTTTTGGACAAATTCGGTCAATTAGAACAACAGGTTACGTCGTTAGTTGGCGCGCAGCAATACGCAGAACAGCAGCGAGTAGCCCAGGAGCTTTCGACCTTCGCAAAAGACCATCCTCATTTTGATGCGGTGCGGCAAACCATGGGGCAACTCATGGCCGGCGGCGCGGCTCAAACCATGCAAGAAGCCTATGACAAGGCGATCTGGGCAAATGATGATCTGCGGGAGCAAATCCTGCGGGAACGCGAAGAGAAGAAAGCGACCGAAAAAGCCAAGGCTGATGCCGAGGCCGCGAAAGCGGCAAGGCTGGCGGCTGCCTCTCCCCCTGCAAAAGCGCGGCAAGGCGTTCCCGGCAACGGGCAAGCCAAGGGCAGCACGGCGGTTCGCGGAAGCATCCTGAAAGCCATCAACGACCTGCGAGAGGATTCTAGGGCCTAACCCAAAAGGGGTTAAGCAATGGCCTTTCCAAATCTTTCTGAAATCGTCACTACCACGCTGCGAAGTCGTACCGGCGAACTTGCGGACAATATGAGCCGCAACAACGCCCTATTGGCTCGTCTCAGCCGCAGGGGGAAAATCAAGACATTCTCCGGCGGACGAACCATCGTCCAGGAACTGAATTATGCCAATAACCAGACCTTCCAATGGTATTCTGGTTATCAAGTCCTCAACATCGCACCCAGCCAGACCTTCTCGGCTGCGGAATATCCGATTCGCCAATCGGCGGTAGCGGTTTCGATCTCCGGCCTGGAAGAACTCCAGAACTCCGGCGAAGAAGCCATTATCGACCTGCTGGAAAGCCGGATCGAAAACGCCGAAGAAACCTTCATGAACGGCATGTCACAGGGCATCTATGGCGATGGCACCGTGACCGGCTCCGTGAACGGGCTTCAACTTCTGGTTTCGTCTAGCCCGTCCTCAGGCATCGTCGGCGGTATTGACCGTGCAACTTGGACGTTCTGGCAGAACCAGGTCTATCAGTCGCTTACAACTGGTGGTGCAGTAGCCTCGGCAGCCAATATCCAGAGCTATATGGATTCGATCTGGGTGACGCTGGTACGCGGCCGTGACGTTCCGGACCTCATCATTGCCGATAACAACTACTATAAGTTCTATTGGCAGTCGTTGCAGGCCATTCAGCGCATTGCTAGCGAAAACGGATCAGGCGAGCACGGTGCGCTCGGCTTCCAGTCGCTCAAATACAATACCGCTGATGTGGTGCTGGATGGTGGCTTCCAGGGCTTCTCGACCGATCCGTTCCCCGGCGAACTCTCAAGCACGGCGACGGGTCTTGGTGGCGCTCCGGCTTCGACCATGTACTTCCTCAACACCAAATACCTGCACTGGCGTCCGCACGCCCGCCGCAACATGGTGCCTCTGGATCCCGATCGATTCAGCGTCAACCAAGACGCTATGGTGAAGCTCATGGGATGGGCAGGGAACATGACACTTTCCAATGCTTTCCTACAAGGCGTTTTAATTAATACATAACGGCCCAATTGTGCTATAGTGAGTCTCTTTAACGGGAGATTCACAATGGCAAGGATCGTTATCGGAGAAGGCGAAGTTTTCGGAAAGCTTCACGTTCTAGAGCAAATAAAAATTCGCGGAGTTGGAGTCAGATACAGATGTCAATGCGAGTGCGGCAATGAGATTCTCGCGATTGCCTCAAATCTCAAAAAGGGCAACACGACTACTTGTGGCTGCTGGCGCAAGACACATGGGCTTACAAAATCCAAAATTTATGGAGTTTGGAAGTCGATGCTTCGTAGATGTGAAAAACCAAATGAAACTGGTTTTAAAAACTACGGAGGAAGAGGAATCAAAGTATGCGAAAGATGGCATATTTTTGAGAACTTCTTTGCTGATATGGGACATGCTCCGGAAGAAGGTTACACTCTGGATCGAATCAACAATGACGGAAATTACTGCAAGGAAAATTGCAAGTGGTCCGATTGGACGGAGCAACACGGAAATAAGCGTAATTCTCGATACCTCACTGCGTTCGGAAAATCGCAATCGCTTCACGCTTGGGCGCGTGAATATGGATGCAATGCCAGGACGCTTCACAATCGGGTCTATCGAGGGCGCGTTCCGCTAGAGATAGCTTTGGCCGCCCCCGTCCACAAAGGAAGGAAATTATAAAATGGTTGCTTATGTTTCACAGGGTACTGAGGGTGTTGATGTAACGGGCATCTATCCCATCTACAATCAGGCCGTAGCCCAATCAGCTACCAATGAACCCTCCGTGCCTGCGCTCCCGCACAAATTGGGAACGCAGGTAATTGCGACAGACGGATCGCGGTGGATTTTCTGCGATACGACGACAACCATCACAAATGGCATGACGGTTGCGATCAACTCGACCTTCCGCGTCACTGCGGTTGGTGGTGCGGGCGCGGCCTCGGCTGTTCCGGAAGGTCTGGCAATGCAGATCGGATTCTATCAGAACACGACCTCGCTGACGACCGGCCAGGCTGCTTGGTTCATGCTTCAGGGTGTTCCAACCCTGCTTGTGGCTTCGGCCGGCATTTCGGTTCCGCTCTATACGCTGGACACGGCGGGAGCCCTGACAGGCGCGACTAATACGGTTTCGCACTATCAGGTATCCGGCGTGACTTGCGTCGTGACGGCGTCGGGAACTACTGCTTCCCTGACTGCGACGGTTGCCAACTCGGTATCGGTTCGCAAACCGCTTGCAGGCGCGTAATGCTGATCTACGCCTCCTCATGTAAGAGATATCTTCTCGAGCATGGGGGGGCGTTTGTCCGTTCCGCGCGAAAATGTGGGCATGAGGTTCTGATAGATCAAACCGATGACTTTCCATATTTGAGAACGAAATTCGACAATGAAAGCCTGTTCGCGCTTTATCTGCGATATCTCAGGCTTCCGGACTTGCTGGATCGCAACATTCTCATGTTGGATATTGATTCTATCATCAACCATCCCATCAAGGAGATTGACTGCGATCTAGCCCTTTTCTTCCGGCCATGGATCAAGGACGAAACCAAGAAAATATTGATGACGGCTTCTTATTGGACGCCGAAAGCCAGACCTTTTGCAGAGGCCATTCGTCAGAAGGTTTTGAAAAGCGGCAAGCAATGGTTTGAGGATCAAAAGATCGTTTTGGAAGTCCATAAGCAATTAGGATATCTATTCAATGTAGGAACGTTGGACAAAAACTTTGTCTGTTATGATTTCACTCGGGAATCGCCAATATGGACCTGCAAAGGACCGGCTCGCAAGGATCATTCGGTCTATCTTGAAAGACGCGCTGCATGCTGATTACTGAATCATATCGCCAGCAGAACGCAGAACTGCACAAGTCGCCAAAATACGGACGGCAAGGTGCGAAATGGTCATTCCATGTGGTTGATCTTGCCAAGAGATATGACTGCAAGAACATCCTGGATTATGGCTGCGGCAAGGGATTACTGAAAAAGTCCATCGAGTATTGGGATGTCCGGGAATATGACCCTGCCATTCCGGGCAAGGAATTGGCAGAGCGATCGGATCTCGTTATCTGCACGGATGTGCTAGAGCATATAGAGCCGGATTTGCTTGATAATGTGCTCAAGCATCTCAGTAACATGACAGGCAAAATCCTGTTCGTTTGCATCGCGACGAAACTAGCCAAGAATCATATCTTGCCGGATGGACGAAACCCGCATTTGTCCTTGCATGATGCAAATTGGTGGCAGGCCAAACTAGAAGAATATTTCAACATCATGAGCTGGAATAGCGAGAAAAACGCCTGTTATGGGGAAATGACGCCAATTCTGGAGATTGGAAAGATTACCTCTATTCCGGCAATGGATGATGTTAGGCGCAACGAAAACGTAAAAAGGAACTGCAAGCGCATTTTGAAAAGAGTCCGGGATGGTGTTCAACCGCATAATCTCACTGCTCATCTTGTTTGTTTTGGTCCTTCATTGGCTACATCGTGGCCGGCACTCGTCAACCAGCAGGACGTATATTGCGTCGGTGCTGCACACGACTTTCTTATCTCGAAAGGCATTGTGCCTTACGCGTCGATTGATTGCGATCCAAGAGCGCGGATCGTGGATCAGATCACGCCTCATGAATCAGTGCGATACTGGTTGGCGTCATGCGTTGATCCCTCCTATATCCAAAAACTGAGGGGCCATCATGTCGAGCTATTCCATCTCCATAATGGAGCAAACTCCGCAGACTATATTTGGAGTATTGAGCCCGATGCGTGGGTGCTTGTTGGTGGTGGATCTGTTGGGCTTAGACTTATCTCCCTGCTTTACGCCAGGGGATACCGGAAGTTTTCAATACACGGCATGGACTCATCGTATGAAGTCAACCTTGAGTATGCCGGCCCCCATGTGGATCAGAAGCCAAAGCCAACCATCAGAGTAAGGCCGGAAGGTTCAAAGCGATGGTTCAAGACCAATCCGTCATTGGTAGATTATGCCAGGCAATTTCTTGATGATCTTCGTCTCTGGGAGGGAAGCTCGTTCGAGTTTCACGGCGATGGTCTGTTGCAGGAGATGGTGAAATGCTCAAAGTCTTTATAGGCTATGACGATCGGCAGCCCGTTTCATACAACGTGCTTCATGCATCAATCATGAAACACGCAAGTCAACCTGTCTCGATCACGCCGCTGGTTTTACCGACATTGCCGATGAAGCGGCAGGGACTAACGCCATTCACATATTCGCGCTTCATCTGTCCCTATCTCTGCAATTACGAGGGATTTTCGATCTTTCTGGATGCAGACACGATGCTGCGCGACGATATCTGCATGATCCTGCGCTACATTGATCTTTCGGCAGATGTCTCGATTGTTCCCAATAAACTCAAATTCGAGTGGTCTAGCGTGATGGTTTTCAAGAACTCGGAATGCTGGAAGCTGACGCCTGACTATATCGACAATCCCCAGAACAATCCGCTTAAGCTGGATTGGGCCAAGTCGATCGGGCAATTGCCAACGGAATGGAATCATCTGGTCGGATATGACGATGCCAATCCGGACGCCAAGATCGTCCATTTTACCCAAGGCGTGCCTGCCTGGAACGAGACGATGGATTGCGAGCATGCCTCAGAGTGGTGGAAGATCAGAAATAGTCTGACGGAAGCCAAGACATGGAATGAAATCATGGGCAGTTCTGTCCATGCCAAGCCGGTTCTTGCCAGGTTAACCGCATAACGGGAGCTATGCAATGAGCGACACCTATACGAACTTTCCAGCATTGAAATACGATGAGCGGGCTATTGCGCGCCAAGGTTGGGGAGTAGCCAACTCGGGTCCGACCGACGATCAGTTGATGGTTGGATTCTACAAGCGTTCTGTTCTCAACCGCGCCAAGTCCCGCGAGCAGGGCACGCCCGTCTATGAGTCCCGTGATTATGTGAAAATCCAGCATCCCGGCGAAAGCCTCAACGTGGTCGATCGGGAAGTAACGCCGCAAGACGTGCAACGCTGGCCGCACCGATGGGAACAGTTCCAGAAGAACATCAGCCAGGATCCAGAAGGTGTCCCCCTAAATCTCCTGTTTCCGGCAAGCCCTGAAATCGAGATGACACTGCGGGGGTACAACATCCATACGGTACAGCAGCTTGCGCGGCTATCCGGTCAGGCAATTTCGACGGTTGGCATGGGTTGCCAGGAGTGGGTCAACCGTGCGGCAGCTTATATGGTGCAGGCCGAAAAAGGCGTGGATCATCACAAGTTCAATGCCGCAATTGCCGAGAAAGACAAGGAAATTGCCACCCTGAAGCGACAGATGGCTGATCTTACTCGCATGGTGCAGCAGAAACTTTCGCAGCCAACTCCGGTTCCGGAAGGGTTTGACTATCAGACTGCGCAGATCAATCAGGTCCATGCATCTGCGCAAGAGGACACAGCCTATCTCCAAGCCCCTGCTCAGTTCGTGCAGGATTTGTCTGGCTCGCTCGAGCCGCCCAAACGTCGCGGCCGGCCTCCCGGAAGCACGAACAAACCCAAGGAGTCGTAGATGACCAAAACATCGGAACTGATCGGCCTTCCTCCGATTACGCAGATTCAACTTGGTCTTTCAAATATTGCAATTACGGCCGCTGGTTCATCGTCCGCCAATGCGACCGTGTGTGACAATTATAATGATGTATTCGTCATGACGGCGACGGGTACGGACGGCATTCGCATGAATTCCGGCACCCCATTGCTCAGTCATATTTTTGTTGTCAACACGTCCGGCTCAAACGGCCTTGTATATCCAAATACCGGAGGTGCTATTAATGGAGGCTCTACTGACGCCGGGGTTACTGTTGGCGCTAACAAAAGTGCGATGCTTTTACGTGTCACCACTAACGTCTGGATGTCGATACTTTCAGCATGAGCCAGCTTAACCTATTGCAGATCGTTCAAGCCGTCACGACCGAACTCGGCCTTGTGTCGCCAACGACGGTTGCCGGTTCGGGTGATCTGCAAATCAATCAATTGCAGTCCCTGGTCAACCGATCAGGGGATGCGTTGAAGCGAGCGCATAACTGGACGGCATTGCAGCAGCTATTTACGCTTAACGTTGCTGCTCCGATCATTACGACAGCGACGACGCTTGGCGGGTCGCCAATCCTGTCCAACATTCCAAGCACAGCGGCATTGACGGCAGAAACATTCTGTGTAGCTGCGGCCAATCTTCCGGTAGCGGCACGCATTCTATCGGTTGATTCGATAACGCAAGTCACGCTTGATATGGTGGCGACAGGAACGGGTACTACAGCTGGAGTCGTCGTTACCTTCGCGAAAGACACATATCCGGAACCAACGCTGTTCGATCGGTTCATTAACGGGACGGCTTGGGATCGGACGAATCGCTGGCAGTTGATTGGTCCGGATTCTCCCCAGATGGACGAATATCATCGTTCGGGAATTGTAACGACCGGACCAAGACGACACTTCCGTCAGACAGGTTCCTTAGCCGCAGGAAATTACCGCCTTTGGCCTCCACCCGGTACAACCGATACGCCTTTTCAGATCGCATGGGAATATATCACTCATGGATGGTGCACGAATCTCGCAGGAACGCCGCAGACGTCGCTTTTGCTGGATACCGACGTTCCTTTACTGGATTCCCAAGCCATCATCATGGATGTCAAATGGCGGTTTCTGCAAGCCAAGGGTATTTCAACGGCTTCATCCATGCAATCGGAGGCGGTTGACTATATCGGGCAGTTGATTGCGCGCGACGGCGGTGCACCGACATTGAACGCAGGGCGCAGATTCCAGCCATATCTTATCGGTTCTTGGCAGGTTCCTGACGGCAACTGGCCGGGTGTCTAATGGGTGTCAACAAAGACGACTCGCCAACCTTTACCGGGAATATGACGATTCTCGGTACGCTGAATAGCGGTGCCCTGACCGTGCCTAGCATCGCGGCTACCAGCATTACGGTCGGTACTGAGACAGTCACTGGTAATTCCCATATTCAGGGATCGCTGACGGTTGATGGAGCCATCCTTGGTCCTAACAGCGGTGGGGCGTGGACAATCTATACGCCGATCATCACAGCAGGAAGCGGAACATTCACGACCGTTTCCGCTAGTGGCAAATGGCAATCTATTGGAAAGACGGTTTTCCTTCAGATCGAAATCATAATCACAACCAATGGAAGTGCAAGCGGGGCTGTCATCGCAACACTTCCAATCAACTCCGATGGAAGTGTTTATATCATTTCGGGTAGGGAAAATTCCTTAAGTGGCAAGATATTACAGGGCATTTGTGGCGTCAGTTCTATGACAATCCTTAATTATGACAATACTTATCCCGGTGGTTCTGGCGCTACCATAATTATGACTGGTATTTATCAATCTGCATAGGGATGAAATGCTGAAAACTTTACGCCGAAAGAACGACTTGATGGAAGGGACCGGCGAAGCCGTTCCGATGTCGATTCCTGCGAGCGTAAAGGGGTGGGACCAGATTTCATCGTTGGCGAGCATGGAGCCGGACCATGCCATACAGCTCGACAACTGGATTCCGCGACCAGGCTATCTTGAAATCCGCAGGGGAAGCAACGTCTGGGCAACCGGACTTGGCGGCGGTTCAAATGCCGTTGAATCGATCCTGATCTATAATGCTCAAAACTCAAATAATGGAAAGATGTTCGGTGTAGCAAATGGCACGATTTACGATGCCACGACGCAAGGTGCTGCAAGCGCTACATCCATCACAGGTCTAGCCAATTCACGACTGCAATATACGCTTTTCACCAATGCGGCCTCAACGACCTTTTTGATGGCTGCCAATGGTGCCGATACGCCAGTCATTTATGATGGATCGACCTGGGCATCCATGACGCTGACGGGAATCACGCCTTCTACCGTGAACTCATTCTATGCGTGGATGGGACGAGTTTGGATGACATTCAACAATTCGACCAAGGTTGGCTATCTACCGATCGGAGCCATTACCGGAGCGGTGACGACGTTCGACATGGGCCAGAACATGACGCGCGGAGGTTCTGTTATCGCCATTGCATCATGGACTCAGGATTCAAAGCAGAACGTTGACGAATATATCGTTTTCATCACCTCAAGGGGTCAGGTGATGGTTTACTCCGGAACCGATCCTGCAACGGCTCCTACGTTTCAGCTTGTTGGCATCTATAATCTTGGTCCGCCGATCGGTGGCCCGCGTTGTTTCATGCGGATTGCCGGCAATCTATGGATCATCAGCGTTGATGGTATTACGCCGCTTTCCGAGATGATGACGCTGGATCGCGCGGCAGTTGCCAAGGTTGCTCCGACTACAATGATTCAAAATGCCATGCTGATGTCAACGCGGAACTATGGGGCCAATTTTGGCTGGCAGTTGATCGAATATCCCAAAGGACAATTGGCAATTCTCAACATTCCGCAGATCGAAAACAAGACGATCGTTCAATATGTGATGAATACGCTTACTGGCGCATGGTGCCAGTTTGTCAACATCAATGCATGTACCTGGGCAGTCCTGAATAACATTCCTTATTTTGGTGCGGCTGATTCAAAAATATATCAATGGGATATTGGTTCGGGGGATGAAGTAGGGGATGAGAATCATCCAATCGTTGCAACGGTTCAAACTGCATTCAACTACTTCAAGAGCAGGGGTCATCTCAAACAATGGACAATGGTTCGTCCAATTATCACCACGGATGGTTCAGTAGTTCCAGCTGTGGGATTGAATATCGACTTTGGCACAGGCGCTCCGCTTTCGATTCCTACTACGCAATCATTCGCTTCATTGGCCAAATGGGATGTGTCAAAATGGGATCAGGTAAACTGGCCGGCTAATTCAGCCACTGTTGCAACATGGACAACGGTTGACGGTATCGGACAATGCGCATCCATCATCACGCAAGCCTCTACATCAGATAATGGAACGACAAACGGGGTAACGCTGCAACTCAATAGCTGGGATCTGATCGCAAAGCAGGGAAAGGCGTTCTTCTGATGAAAGTCCTTGTAACCGGCAACGATCTGATCATAGCGTACTGGACCTATAATGCGTTTGGGGTGCTTTGCACGAACATTGATCTGGCCATTGCTATCATGGAAAACAATAAGATTATTGGTTCTGCTTTCTTTCAGCGTCATTGCGGGCCGGATATCGAACTATCCTACTTCGGGCCGGGAACAATGACGCTCAATATCGTGAAGGGACTAGCGAAGATAGCGGTTAGTCATTTCGGGGTATCGAGGGTGACGGTACGCACGGCGACAGACAACGAGACAATTCAGAAGGTAGAAAAGCTGGGATTTGTCCGTGAGGGCATTGTGCACGATCATTACGGTGAAAACTCTGATGCAATCATGTTCGGGCTGTTCGGAAAGAATCTAGCAAAACTGGCTGGAAGGACATTGCAATGAGTTTGAATGCTCCGCAGGCACCTGATCCGAGTCTGACTTCTAATGCCCAGCAGGGTTATAATTTAACTGCGGCCAAGAGCCAAAATCAGGTCAATTCGTACAACCAGCAAAATCCATATGGCTCCATGAGCTATACGGCTGATCCGAATTCGCCTTCCGGATACTCGCTCAATACGTCGCTATCTCCACAGCAGCAGGGACTGCTTAACACGCAGGTCGGCACGCAGGGAATTGCGGGCCAGACCGGACAGGACTTGCTGAAGAGTTCGGCCGGCATGTACTCAAGTCCATATGATCTGAATGCGGCGACGGGCCAGACCGCCAACTTACTCAACAAATGGCAGCAGCAATATACACAGCCGATATTCGACCAGCAATCATCCAATCTGGAAGCGCAACTGCGGAATCAGGGTCTTACTCCTGGTTCGGAAGCGTACAACAATGCCAAGAACCTGCTTGCTCGAAACCAGGGCGATGTGACCAACCAATACCTCACGCAGAACGAAGGCCAGGCCTTCGGGCAGGCGCTACAGAACTATCAATTGCCAATGCAGACCGCGCAAAGCCTGTACGGAATGGCTGCGCCGACCGGACCTAACTTCCAGCAGACGCCAAACGCCCAGATCCAGCCGCCGAACTATGCCGGTCAGGTCCAGCAGAACTATCAGAATCAAATGCAGAACTACCAGAATACATGGAACAACATTGGCAAGCTAGGAGCGGCAGGAGTTGGATTGGCAATGGCCCCGATGACCGGTGGAACGAGTCTCGCCGGAGGTTTGGGAAGCCTATTCGGCTCTAGCCCGACAGCCGGCTATGGCAATTTCGGGCAGTATTCACCCTATAGTCCCGCAAACTCGTATTGAGGGATAGATGGCAGACTTTTGGTCACAGACACCTAACTTCTCAAATCCGGATTATGCCAGCCTGGAGCAACTGGCACAGCAGCGCCGCTATGCGGAAGAACTGCAGAAGCAATCCGGTCAGGATGTTAATCGTCCGGCTGGTGCACTGGCGAATATAATCAATGCATTGACGGCCGGGTTAACGCGCAACAACGCCAATCAGATCCAGAGCCAGGGGGCTGCGCAAAATGCTCAAGCTTATGCCGAAGCTCTCAGACAGGCTCGTGGTCCCGGTGGCTGGCAAGGTGTTAATCCGGATCTGATAGGTCAACTCGGCGCTGCTCCGTTGGGTTCGCCAGAACAGCGAGCATTTGTGCAGCATGTGATACAGCCGCAAACAATTGAATCTCCCTATAAGGAGCCTGGGTCTATGTCCCCGGCTACTGGTGTTCAAGCTCCCAGACTTCCGCCGAATTATCAGCCAGGTGCGCCATTTAGCCAAGCAGCTCAAGGCAACAGCCAAAGTGGCGTTGCCCCTCCTCCCGGACAAACGATGCCACTCACTCCGACCAATCCGCAAGGCGGAATGTATGGAGGTTTGAACTTCCGACCAGCTCCTGCGCCACATCTCGGCAGCGGAGGGCCGGGGGCAGATGCGGGTCTCCCGCCTGCATCGCCTCCGGTCGGGCCGAATGGCGCGCCAACTCGTAGAATGTCAATGGATGAGTTGCGAGATTGGGGAATAAAATCAACTTTTTTGCAAGAACAGGGAAAAACCAAGACTGGCATTATGACTGCAGACCTGGAAGCGGCTAAGACCGTTCCACAATTGAAAACCATTGTAACAACGATGATAGATGATGCGCAGACGCATGGGAAAGATTGGACAATGGGGCCATCTGCTGAGATTTCCCTGCAGGCAAAGAGGTTGGCGGCTAACTACGCTCCCGGTTTAATGAAAGACCAGTTGGAAAAAATTGCTTCTGCGGAATCGTTTTCGAAGATGTCTGCAACTCTTGCTGGAGCAACACCCGGTGTTAATGGCAGCACGGATGCACAGTTAGTTAATCGTATCGAATCAAATCCAGGTTTGCATAATACTTTTGGTGGCGTTGTTGGATTGCTGAAAATGCGATTGCAGATGCTAGATCAACAACAGGCATTATCGCAGCTTGCCGCATCATCAAAAACGCCAGATGATTTTATTGCTAATAGACAAAAATTCCTCGATCAAAATCCGCTTACCAATCCAATGACGGGACATCCACTTAGGATTGATATGGAATCGAGTCAGAAGGAAAGTGGCGGCGGCGGATTTAAGGTGCTCAAGGTGCATTGATGCCAGTTTTCACCATTGAAACGCCAACCGGGACCAAACTCGATATCGAAGCTGATAACGAGGGTGCTGCATTGGCTGGCGCACAGCAATGGCACGCTGAAAACGGTCCTAAGCCGGATGCTGTCAAGGATGCTGCCAAGAGCCTTGATGCAGGCGTTGCGGCCGGAACGTCTATTCTATTGGGATTGCCCGGAGCGGCGGTTAATCTTGGCGCGCAAGGTATCGGAACAGCCAGTAATTTTGTCACCGATACGCTTGGATGGGCGCGCTATGAACCAAAATCAACGGGACCGATCGCGAGCGCAATAGCCAAGATTCCCACTCCGGAATCAATGTCTAAGGAAATTCAGAACCGTTACTATGGCGGTGCAGAACCTTATCAGTCGCAGACTCCACTTGGTGGCTATATTCATTCCGTTGGAGAAATGCTTCCGGGAGTAGCCGGCGGAGCAGGCTCTTTGGCGATGAAGGGCGCGCAGGCGATTGGCGCTGGTGTCGGAGCGGAAGGGATTGGTAACTTCTTCAAGGGCGGTCCGCTCGAAACATATGGCCGCCTGGTTGGCGGACTATTTGGCGGTTTCGGAGCGGCCGGCGGATCGAAGGCCATCGAAGGACTTCGCAATTTCAATGCAAGCAAAAGCACAGGTGCGGAAATCGGTAATGTCATTGGTGGTGAGGCAGTCTCTCCCGGTGCCGTGAAGCGGGTAGGACAGAACCTTGCGGACGAAGAACTAACCGCGCCTGCTGCATCTGCCAAAGCCGCTGCATTAGGTCCGAATGCAATGGTAGCAGATCTGGGAGATCTGTTGGGAAGCCGCGCTGACTTCATGGCACAAGCGGGAGGCAAGGCTCAGAATATAGTTTACAAGCCGATTGTTGGAAGGGTCAAGAATGTTCCGGAGCAGATCAATACTGTTCTGGATAAGCATATGGGACCATCCCAGAATGTTGTTGAATTGCAAAACCAGCTCGAGGATTTCAGTCAAAAATATGTAACCCCAAAATACAAGGAATTAGAGGCAAAATATCCAGTTTTGAATGATGCTATCTTGCAGGATTTGGCCAAACGTCCCGCAATTGCTGATGCAATGAAACATGCTGAAGGCATTGCAAAAAACTATGGTGAGACTGTCAGTGGTGCAGAACCATCAATTCGATATTGGGATGCGGTAAAGAAGGGCATTGATCAACGCATAAATGGAATGATTAAAACTGGAAGCGATGATCTTTCAAGTTCACAGAAAGCTGATCTGGGTGGTCTATTAAGCGCGAAGAATGCCCTTGTACAACATCTGGATAATCTCACAGGAGGTGAATATGCCCAGGCAAGAAGGTTGGCAGCAACCAAGCATGATATGCAAGACGCTGTGGAATTCGGTCGCGGGATTTTTAACAACAAGTTGCTTCCGGAAGAAGTCGCAGCCCATGTCAACGGCCTTAGCATTCCAGAGCAGCGAATGGTTGAAATCGGAGCAAGACGAGAAATCGAGAATCGAGTCGGTGCTCAGGGCAAGGAAGGCCGTAAACTTAGAGGATTGCTTTCGTCACCCAATAACAGTGCAAAACTTACAGGGCTTCTTGGATCGGGAGCGAATGGGGAAATACAGCAGGCCGTCGCGGCGGCTGACCAATTTCAGCAACTATCAAACAAGGTCCATAACTCAAGATCGATCGCCAGACTTGCTGGAATGATGGATACGAGCGCCCCGACATTCAATAAAAGCCCAACATTTTTGGGGGTTTTGAATGCCCTTCCTGCAAAGGGTCTTAATGCCTTGTTAGAACATGGCGCGGCCGGAACGCGACAGGACATTTCCAGGATTCTGACGGCTAAGGGAGGCCAGATTGATCCGGTTATAGAGGCTCTTTTGAACTATAATGCCAAGCGGGCATCGAACGCGGCAACGCCATTACCGCAACAGGCATCCACACTTATTCGCGCGCTGATAAGCGGCGCGGCTGCGAGGTAAAATGTTGAAAGAAATTCTTTATATGCGTTCGCTGAATGGTCCCATTAAGAGGACTGTTTTGGATATTGGCATCGCGATTGCATTTATAGGTTTCATTGCAACGATCGTGAAAGCTATCAGCTATGCCCTATAATGGTTCCGGTGTATTCTCGATCCTGAATTCGTTCGTACCGAATACGACGATAACCAGCAGCGCGGCGAACGCCAACAATTCGGATATAGCGGTCGGTCTTTCCAATGCTCTTACCCGTGACGGACAAGCCGGGATGACGGCCGCGCTATCCATGGGAAGTCATCTTATCAACAATGTGACCGATCCATCCGGAGCGCAAGATGCAGCTACCAAGAATTATGTTGATACGCAAAATCTGGCTGTGTGGTCAACTGGCGACGTAAAGCTGACACTAAAAACAGTCGCAGATTCAGGCTGGGTTCTATTCACGGATGGAACGATCGGGGATGCTCTTTCCGGGGCTACGGTTGCAAGTGCGACCACAGCAGCACTGTTCGCATTGCTTTATGCCAGCCCGTTTACGGATGCCACCTGTCCGCTATTAACATCTACCGGCGTAGGCACCACGCGCGGCGCGCAGGGTACGGCTGCGGCCGCCTATGCGGCGCATTGCAGGATCTCAACACCGGCCGCTCTTGGCCGCGTTATGGCACTGGCAGGAACTGGTTCGGGACTTACAGCGCGCGTCATGGGCACCACGATCGGCGCTGAAAATTCAACACTGATTACCGGCAATCTTCCTGCCTATACGCCTTCTGGTTCAATCAGCGCGGCAACAGGAACCGCCGCTTCGACCCAATTATTTTATGGTAATTATAACGGCGTAAATGGAGATGGCGCTATCTCTCCAGGAACTACCTCGTCCAAGGTGACTGTTAATTCCAATCTTTCCATAGGTGGCCAGACGTTCACTGGTAATGCCCAAGGCGGAACATCTACCGCCTTCACCAATATGCAGCCAACGACATTCCTCAATGCGATGGTGAAGCTATGATTCCCCGCGTGGTCGATATTTCGCACCACAATATGGTAAGTGATTTCGGCCTGACGAAAGCAGCGGGCATATGGGGATTGATTCATAAGGCCACACAGGGAACGGCATACGTCGATCCAAATTACGAGACACGCCGCAAGTTATGGGATGGCTTATGGGGAGCCTATCACTTCAACACGGGCGATGATGTGCAGTCGCAGGTAGACTGGTTCATGCTCCATGCCAATCCTGATGAAAAGACCCTTATGGTTCTGGACTATGAGGACAACCGACTCTCGAATATGAACATCAACCAGTTGGTTGAGTTCTGCCATGCTATTGAAGATCGGCTAGGCCACAAATGCACGATCTATTCCGGCAACCGGATCAAGGAAACCATCGGCCAGCTAGGCCCTGCAGATCTTGCTTATGTCACCTCGCACAAACTCTGGCTTTGCCAGTATGGTCCTAATGCAATCCTGCCGAAGGGGTTTTCCAACTGGTGGCTATGGCAGTATACCGGGGATGGCATAGGTCCATTGCCGCACTCGATTCCAGGCATTCAGGGCGATGGGGTCGATCTGAATGCCTTTGATGGTTCCCAGCAGGAACTAGCCGATAGTTGGGCACAGGGCATACCGCCTATTATTGCCGCGCATGTTGATGTTCCAAAGCCTATTATTTCACAGTCTCCAAGGCCCATTGTTCCAAAGCCAAAGCCGCCTAGACCACCCCAGGATGCATTCGAACAGGCTGCTGCCGCTGCGCTTGCCGAGGATCGAAAATTAACGTAATTAAATTACGGGGTAACGAATCATGAACGAAGAACAAGCCAAGAGCTTCGCGCGCTGGATTGTCGCTACCTTCGGGCCATTCCTGATGGCCCACGGATACACCCAATCGACAATGGAAATGTGGGCCGGGGTGTTCGTTTCGGCCGCTCCCCTGATATGGTCGATGTTCGTTCATACCGAAAGCAATGCGGTCAAGGTGGTTGACAAGCTTGCCAAGGAATCCTCCTCCCCGGTTCTGGCGGTGGTGGTTGCGTCCAACCAGGCCGGCAAGGATCTGGCGAATGCCATGCCCGGTAATACCACAGTGGTTGCGGGAACGCAGCAGGCACAAGCAGCGGTGAAAGTATGAAAAAGCTATTTGCAATAGCCCTGGTTCTGGTGCTTGCGGGCTGCGCGTCCAATCCCTTTACGAAGGTCTACAACATCGTTACCGGGGCGACGGTCGATCCGACTTCGGTGATCGTGGCCGGCAATGCCTTTGATGCGCTCGAGGCCAGCGCAACCAACTATCTCCGTCTCCCGCGCTGCACCCTGAATGGCAGCCCGGTTTGCCGTAGTCCAAAAGCCACGCCGAAGATCATCCAGGCAGTACGGGCCGGCCGGGTAGCGCGAAACAATCTTGAAAGCTTCTATGCGGCTAATCCGGGTGCTCTAGGGCCTTCGGGACTCTATAACGCGCTGGTAACGTCCATCAATACGCTGCAGGCCATCTTCATCCAATACAATGTAGGAGGTCCGCAGTGACGGCTCTCATCCCGGCCATTATTTCGCTTCTGGGACAATTGATTCCCGCATTGGGCTCGAGCGCGACCGCCAATGTCGTATCCCAGATTATCGTCATCCTCATCCAACTCATGCCCACGCTGATCCAGGAATACAAAGACCTGATCGGGCCGGTGAAGAACATTATTGCGGCGCTTTCAGCCAATCCGGCCACGACGGCAGCGCAGCTTGCAACCTTGCAGGCCCTTGACACGTTAGCAGATACCGAATTTGACACGGCGGCAGCAGCGGCAACGGCCGAGGATACAGCAGCAGGGACTTAGATGGTACGTCGCCGTCAGGAACCGTCAGGCTTTAATCTGGCCAGCATCATTCAATTGCTGACGATTCCGCTTGCGACCGGCGCAATCATCCTGATTGGATTTTATTATACGACCAATTCAACATTGTCCCGCTACGGTGAGGATATCAAGACGATCAAGACAACGGTAGATACCAAGGTGGAGGCGGATACGACCGCTCGAGCAAAGATTCGCGATGACTTCCTTGCCAGCCAGATCAAGACTGCGGAAGGCATTGCCAAGCTGGATACCCGGCTTGCA